TCGTCCTCACTACCTTGCCCACCCGATATTCTTCTGTCGTCTCTTTCGCCTCACCCAGCATCTTGATGCCGACCAGTGATTCTTGGAACCGCTGGTTGTACATTGCCATGACGTCCTGCTCGCCTTTCATGAAGATGTAGGCTTCGACCAGCGCGCCATAGAGCATCGTCAACTCAGCATTCGTACTCAGCCAGGTCGTGCCACTCTCGGCACCCGCCGTCAGGCTTGCGGGCCGGTAGAAGTAATGCAACTCCATTACGTAGTTCGACGCGGGCGTCGGAGCCAAAATGAAGTTGTCCACGTCGAACTGCCCGTAATATTTGGGCGTTCCCGTGGTCGTGGCGCTCGGCGTGTACGTCTGCAGGAACGAGACGTCCTTGAACTCGATGAAGGTCTTAGATCCGCTGACCTCGTAGGACAGCGAAAACGGCGCAAGGAAATCAGGCGGGCACGCCAGATACTTGTTCGACGCCGTCGCGTTAGCTGTCGAGTTCTTGCGGAACAGGTTCAGCTGAACGTTCTTCAGGATCCGCTCTTCCGCCAGCCGAATGAACAGCGGCAGGTTGCTCACGAAGGTCGTCTCCGTGTTCTGCGTGTAGTCCTGAATGGCCTGCTTCAGCTGTGCGTAGGTAAAGCTCATGTCGTCCTCACCGTAACCGAGCCAACCTGCCCATATGCAACTAGGCGGTTAGGCGGATTGATCCCGTTGTCAGGCGGCCCCCCAACCGGGTTCCAACTCCACTGCACGTTGCGCTGCTCCACCAAGTCCGTCTCCGGACGCGGGTTCTGCAGAGCCTGCGGATCAGGCCCAACCTTCGGCGGGAACAGTTGCGGGTGCTTTGGATCGAACTCATCCGGCCCAACCAGCGCACCTGTCCACTCCCGCTTCATCTCGCGCAAGCGATAGCGGAACCCGGACCGATCCGAGACGCCCCATGCCCACTTGCCACTCGCGAACGGCATCAGATGTACCTGCTATCCGGCTGCAAGAACAAAGACACCCGGTCCCGGTCCTCGTCTGCAGCGCGCATGAACTCCTCCTCGTAGACTGCTTTCAAGATCTGCAAGCGGTCCGGAGCGCGCTTCATCGCGATGTAGTAGGCCAGCCCCGCCACCATGCAGGGATAGAACCGAAAGGGCATGTCAGTCGTGTTGACCAGCGTATCCGCATCCTGAAGCCGACGGACATAATAGTAGACCAAGATGTCCGTCGAGTTCTCCGGAGGCTGCCACAGCGTGATCACTGGCTGGATCTGGCGGTCGAAGTAGAACTGGCTCGGCCTGCCCTGCGCCGTCTTGTTCGGGAACGTCAAATACTCGCCACGACTGATCCGCTCGACCTCGTAGTCCGTACCATCCCTACGCAGCACCATCTCGAGGATGTCCACGACATCCGCCGCCAGCGTGTAGGTCGCCGTGCCTTGCGTCAGAGCCTGCGTCGTCTGCGTCACCGTCCACAGATTGAGCCCACGGTTCGCCCAGTCTGCGAACATCAGGTTCAGAGACCGGCGTGCCGTGCGCGCATCATAGCCCGTGCGGACCTCAAGGCCGCACCGCTCGTACGCCTCCTCGATGATCTCGCCGACATCGAGGTTGAAGTCTCTGGAGCCAGATGTGGTCATTTCTTCTTCGCCGTTTTGGCCGACTCACGGAACGCCTTGTCAGTCGGCGCGCCCTTCGAACCGGGCTTGCGCATCTTCTCGCCAGAGCCCTCTTCGATCCGCTTCCGCTTGGCGTTGATGTTGGCGTAGAGCCCCGGCTTACTTGCCACGGCTGCCACCCATCATCTTGCCCATGGCCATCTGCTTGCGCGGGCTGCACATCGACTGATCGACCTTGCCACCCTTCGCATAGCCGACCATGCCGCCGCCCATGTAGCCCTTCTTCGACTTGACCATGCCGCCCTTGCGCATGCCCTTCGATCCACAACCAGCCATTGGAGCCTCCATTACCTGCTTGGCCATACTACCACGGTTCATTGCTTCGCCGCCATACGTTCGATGAGATCGCGGATCGCCTTAATGTTCTCGTCCATCCGAGCCATCGTCACCGCCTGACTCTGCACGAGTTCCTCAAGCTTCTCGGTCCGAACCTCGACCTTCAGGATCCGTTCGCGGTTGCTCTGGATCCCAGCGTTCATTTCGCCGACGGCCCAAACAATGGCCCCTGCCTGAAGCAGGATGGCAAAGATAAAGCTGATCGGAACCGATTTGCTCAGGTGCCAGCTTTCCGTGTTCTCTGTCATGTCAGCACTTCCATCTACGACGAGCAGCGCAAATGCGCTTCTCAGGTGTTTCCGCACAATTGATGTTGTGCATCTCCATCTGGCCCTTTGATCGGGCACAGTATGAAGTACGCCTCTTGCCGCCGCCAGGCTGGGGGGCCTTGAGGTTTGATCCTGTCTCTCTGTTGTACTTGGCGCGGCCCTTGGCCGTCAGGCCAGCGCCCTTCGATGCAGGAAGCTTCTCTCCCCGCCCAATCGACAAGCTGACCGACTTCTTTTTCGCCATCAGAGCGGTCCTCCGTTCTTGATGAGATACAGGTCATAAGCCGCAGTCACCCGCGCGTTATTCGACCGCACCGTGACGCGGACATCAATGTCCGTCTTCTGGGGAAGAGCAAACGGAACAGTGAACCGATAACGATACGGCGAGCTTGCGACCTCGAACGTGTGGCCGATTAGAAAGCGTTCACCCGGAGTGCGGTAGTAGAAGAACCCGCTGCCGTCAGCGCCGTTTTGAATGGTCATCGTGCCTTGGGTCAGATACGCAGTGTATCCTGCGGGCACCGTAAACGTGCCCTTGAGGGACTGCCCGAGGCCAGCAACAATACGGCCAACGGTCGTCGCGCCCTTGAGCACATCAATCTGACCCACGTTGACGGATGTGCCGTTCATTCGTACCAGATCTAGGCGGCTGAACACGGTGGACGAAGTATTGCCCGTTGCGCTGGTCAAAGTGATCGTGGTGCTGACCGGGTTGTAGTCCGCATCCAGACCAGAAATGATCACGTTCTTGTCTGCGTCGGCAACGTTTGCTCGGCTAACCGTCACAGTGCCTGCAGTGTCCCAAGCGCTCCAAGGGTAAAGCGTGTCGTTGACGTCCCAGACGGTACCGGTGGTGTTCTGAGACATCGCCGGAACTTGACCCTGCCGGTGCCGGAAAAGATGGCCCGGGATCTGACCCCGGGCCACCTGAAGATCAAAGGGCTCCGTCGTGCCGACCTGCGATATCGATCTGATGTCGTAGACCGGCATGTCCCACCTCAGTTGTACAGCGCGACGAAACTCGAGAAGACCGTCGAACCGCCTGCAGTGTAGGTGATGTAGGCCCCGCTATCGAACATGATCCCCTCATCAGGAACCACCAGATCACGCGTGCTGTTCGCCGATGCAGGCGTTGGAATCGTCAGCATCGCCGTGCCCGTGGCCCCGCCGTTCCGGAACGGGATCGTGCCCGCCGTGCCCGTGTGTATCAGGTACACCCCACGAAGCCGCGCACGACCGGCATAGACCACGTCCAGCGAAGTGTTGGACATGCCAACCGTGATGGCACCAGCGGTGTCGTCGTCCACGCTGACTTGGGTAACCGTACGGAAGTATTTCGTGCCAGTCACCGTAGTCGTGGCAGGCCCCGTAATGCTTTCCGTCTGAGTGACGCCGTTAACGTCGGTTCCAGTCACCGTGAACGTACGACCACTGTCCGCACCCGCAGAGGTGATCGTGATCAGCCGCGCCGCAACAAACGTCGCGACGCCGCCCGAAGACAGCGCGCCGTTGATGGTCAGCGCCTGCTCGCCACCCGCAGCCGGGGTCTGCGATTGGCAGACCCCGTCAGCGTCAGCAGCAGTCGTGTCCGCCGCAATGTACTTCGCCTTTACGTCAGATCCGGCCATTTGGCCCTCCTATCAGGCGTAGCCGTAGATCTCGATCAGGAGACGACCAGCCGTGTACGCCGCGTTCGCAGTGCCTTGGCCAACCAGATAGAGGTACTGATCCGCCGCGATGTCCGTGCCGAAAGCCGTCGTACCGAGCGAAAGCGTGCCCGAGTTGATGATCTGCGTCTCGGTCAGCGTCGAGATCGCAACATCCTCAACACCCGTGCCCTCGGTCGCCGAGTACAGGTCGATGTCGGTGTCACCGCCAGCAGGAGCCTCGTAGCAGGTCAGCTTCACGCCGAACACCGTGCCGTTGTCCGCAGCGGTGATGCGC